AAAATAAGAATACTTTTATTTATTTCAAGTATAGACCGTATATTCAACTACTTTTTTTTATAGTAGGGAGATACCGATCACAATTTTTAGATATCTAATGTGATGGTTTAATAACCAGCAGTCTTACGTGTTAATTCACGTAAAAAAACTCATCAAACCTTCCTCTTTTCAGTTAATTCTTTTAAGAATAAACATCAGTAACTCGGGCCGGGCTTAATGATACGGTTGGCGAATCACACTTGTTTCCCCATACGTCGAAACCGTGGGAGGATTTACGCGCAAAGAGCTCAATACGTGGAAGATTACCCAGCAACCGAACCAGCATTTCACGCACGCAGTCTGGTTTACGTGAGTGCTCATGTCGCGGCGAGGTGTAGTGCTGGATGATCGAGGCGTCCTGCTGTGGTGCCCGCTTACCCTTTACCGCGAAAAGACAATCTTCACGGTTCGCCCGGATCAGGTGTCCCATTCCCATCGCCGATTTGTCAGTTTGCTTCGGGTAGGTTTTATCCCAAGTGAAACCTTTCATTGTGATCAGGCGAAATCCCCAGGCATCGACGACTTTCATCGCCTCGAACGTTTGAGTTGGCAACCACCACATCGCCAGCTGGCAGCTTTCTGCAACCCGCTCCCTTACTGGCAGCCAGCAGATATCCTGCACCGTCATAACCAAGTATTTATGCCCGGTGCCACGCTTACCAGAATTGCATTTATCCTCGTACGTCCAGGGCGGATCCGCTTAGATCAACGTGTATTTCTTGTTCATGGTTAAATAAATCCGACTGCTTTACGCGCTTTGTATTGCTCAAGCAAAAGCTGAGCGGGAGTCGGCCCGGGCACGTGGCGCGGAGCCGAGATTTGTTTTCTGACCGGAGGGATTGGTTTGCCCTCACTGACGCGCTTCTCCCACATGTCCAGCAGGTCACCAGCCTCGCATGCCAGCTCGCCATGCGTTAACTGGCGCTCAATGCTACGGTGGCGCAGTTCGACGCAGATGTGGTACATGACAGGCTGTGACCACGGGAAATGCTCGCTGGAAGTGAATTCGAAGGAACGATTACGCCAATCCCAGTATTCGGTTATGACTTGGTCAACAGTGATACCTAACGCCCCGCCACTCTGCTTACACCACGCTACGAACTGGCCGGGCGACGGCAGGAATGGTCGCTCCTGTCGGCGGGCCACGCGCATTCCGGCGTTAACCTGCTCCATAGTGGTAATTCCATTTTCACGGAAAGCCATAACCCACTGACGGCGGATTTCGTTCAGCTCATTCTGGTTGCGGTTAGCCAGGCTCGCCGGGAAAGTTGCCAGTAACTGGCTGAACACACCGTTGATGATCTGCGCCACCTGCTGCACCTGCGGCTTTTCGTCGTATTGTTCCGGCATGTTGTTGGCGATTCGACGCATCTGCTCACGGTCAAAGTTAATCATCTGTGCAGCGATGTTTTTCATAAATCCACCCCATAAATCCAGTCAGTGTTTGTCAGGTCGAGTTTTGATTTTCCGGCTGTCACGCCAGCCTGTTGCTTGTTACGGTTGATTTCGAGTTGGGTCCACTTGTCGCGGAGTTTGGCCGGACTTAGCACGTTACCGGACCAGAAGTTGTCCTGGCATGCCCAGCGGAACAGCACGCACATGTCGCGGTGGTTACGTCCGTCACGTTCACGCATCAGGCGGATATCGTTAGCCCACCCTGCAAAATTCGGTTTTCTGGCTGATGGCGCGATGGTCTTCACCATGTCAAACATCCACTCTGCGGCGGTCAGGTCTTCTGCTGTCCCCCACTTGCTGCCGCTCTGAATTGCAGCATCCGGTTTCACCACAGGAAGATCGTTTTCTGGCTGGTCAGAGGATTCGCCAGAATTCTCGGACGAAAAAGGTTTTATATTGTCTTTTGTTAGTTTGTCTTTTGTGTTTACCTGATTCGGGTAAACGCCTTTACCTGATTTGGGTAAACTTTTCTTACCTGATTCAGGTAAATTTACCTCTTTCAGGTAAACTTTATTTTTCTTACCTGATTCGGGTAATGTTGACCATTCACTGATCACATTATTAATGCCGATATTCCGCCCGCTCTGAATAAAAATCCCACGCTTTACCAGAACACTTTTTGCAGCAGAACACTTGTGCGGCAATATCCCGGTCAACTCGGAAAGTTGCTCGTTGCTCACCCAATCCAGTTTTTTATTAAAGCCATATGTTTTGCGCATGACAGCCAGGAAGACCAGAAGCTGGGGCTGTGTTAATCCGGCCAGCATCACAGCTTCCAGCAACTCATTTGCAATGCGCGTATAACCATCATCGAGATCTGCCACGCGCGGCTCCTTTTGTGCCACATCCGGCACAGGAAAATTGAATATCTCAGCAGTGTTTGCCATAATTCCTCCCGCAATGAGTGTGTTACGATTTGCACCTGAAAGTCGGTTCTGTTCCAGCAGACCGGCTTTCGCCATTTCTGAACCTGTCATATCGCCCCCAGCATGGTAGTAACCATCGCCATCAATGGACCAGCCAGATCTGGGTCCACACGAAACATCGACACAATACCTTCACTAATTTCCTTCAGTTTCTGGTGGCGTGGTGCGTTGAGAATGACAGCCTGTTTTGCCTCACTGAGTTCCTTTTCCATTTCAGCCAACCTAGCCATGAAGCTATCCTGCTCAACCAGGTAACCGCGATATTCCAGCGGTAGTACCGCCAGAATTGCCGGGGTCAGTTCACGCACGTTATTTCGGTATTTTTCAGAATCGAATTTGTTATCGAGGAAGCGGAACAGCTTCTGGCGTGCACGGCTGACATCATCAGGGAAATCGATGGTGCCGCCGCCCTGCTCCCGATACTCATTCACAATGAGTGCGGCAACAACATCCTGATTATCTGCAGCCGACCAGGCGCGAACGGCATCACGGATTTTTTCGTGGCCTGGCGCCTGTTTTGTTTGAGAACGATTTATCACCGTAGCCGGGGTAAATCCGCTAGTCTGTTGGTATGTAATTGGTTGCATAGTAATTGCCTTATCAGTTAACTCCGCAGATTAGGCGGAAGAATTACTCACGTTAAACAATGGTGCGAGGTCGGGACGAATATCTGCTGGTTTAATCTTTCCACCAGTGGCTGAGACAATTTTCATTACATAGCGGGCATCAATTCCGCCACCGTGTAGCCAACGCCAAACCGTGGGTTGGGCTACACCGCAGAGATCTGCCAGTCGTTTTTGACTACCTGTAATACTGATTGCGAGTTGAATGGTTTGATTTGTCATTATCAATTCCTATTGGTATTGCAATGAATAGATAATAGCAATGCGTATTAACCCAATCAATAGCAAAACGTGTTTTGACCATCAATACGCAAGCGTATAAATTAAAACTTATGAAAAAAGAAACTCTTGCTGATCGCTTAAACCTAGCGATGGAACAATCTGGAATGTCTCAAGGCGCTCTTGCAAAGGCGTCTGGCGTAGCTCAACCCACAATCTGGAGACTGACAAGCGGCAACGCGCGCGGCTCAACAAAAATTGTTGAAATAGCTAATGCATTGGGTGTTCGAACAGAGTGGCTCTCATCAGGCATAGGCCCGATGAGAAATGACGGTCAACAATCAGGGAAGCCTGCTGTCAGCCATTCCAAATACTTCAAGATTGACGTTCTTGATATAGAAGTCAGTGCCGGGCCGGGTGTCATCAATCGTGAGTTTGTAGAAGTTCTACGCTCGGTTGAGTACTCGTTTGACGATGCTCGTCACATGTTCGATGGCAGGAAGGCAGAAAATATCCGCATCATTAACGTACGCGGTGACAGCATGTCAGGAACGATCGAACCAGGTGATCTTTTGTTCGTTGATATCACTGTTAAATCTTTCGACGGTGATGGTATCTATGCGTTTCTGTACGACGACACAGCCCATGTAAAGCGCCTGCAAATGATGAAGGATAAGCTGCTGGTTATCTCTGATAACAAGAGCTACTCACCGTGGGACCCGATCGAGAAAGACGAGATGAACCGGGTGTTCATCTTCGGTAAAGTCATTGGAAGCATGCCGCAGACATATAGAAAACACGGATAATTTTTTTGCCAATTTATTTGTTGTATATTCAAAACAAAGGAAATGTCAATGAGAAAACTATTCGTTACAGCAGCTATTCTGATTAGCATCTCTGGATGTGCTCAGAAAATAGATCCCCAAATTGCCGCACAAGCTCAACAACCAGTTTACTGTCAAGGTAAAGAGCAATGCGATACATATTGGTCGAGAGCCAAAGCTTGGATAGCAATGAATTCTGGTTGGAAAATTCAGATGGCAGATGAAACGGTAATTTCCACATACACTCCTATTGGAAATAGTGCCGTGCTTGGATATCAGGTTGTAAAAACACCTTTAGGAAACGATAAGAACGAAATTGTTGTTCAAACCTCATGCGCAAATATGTTTGGATGCATTCCTAGCGCTGTAGAGCAAACTGCAAAGTTGAAAAATTACATTAAAGCCCAATAATCCCTCCCCCCTGACGCAATTGTCGGGGGTATCCCTCCTCAATACCATTGTTATCAACGCTTACAACTATCTTCGTGGCAAGTAATTTGGCCTATCTAGTTCTCCGTGATGTTTTCATTGTTATCAATTGGTTATTTAATTGCAAAATCCATTTTGAGTCGAATGTCACAAAAAACCTCAACATTAAATTCTTTTCAGTATCAACAGCATAACAACAAATGCTATCGATTGATACCCATACGTATTGATATGATTAATAGCAATAGGTATTATAAATCCATCACAACGGCACAGGAATGCGGCAATCTTCTGATTTACCGCTTCACCGTTGCGATGACCGCTTAGATCTGCAGCTTGAATTTCAGCAGGCTACGGGGAGTGCGAGGGGTGAAACGGACGTGTGAACGTCGGTGTGACCAGCTGAAATCAACTCAACACCTCATACCTCAGTCGCTTCAACGAGGCGGCTTAGTTATGACAACCGGCGGCCATCCACCGCCTGAATACGCGCAGAAGTCTCTATATGTTCAGCAGCCCAGCTTACGGGCAGGAGTTTTTATGGTTCATCAACATTACGGAACGCAGACCGTTAATCGAGGTGCGGTCATGCCAGGAATGCTGGTCAAACACAAAGATGGTACCTGGACTGCATCAGCTAATTTACGCGGACGGCTATATCTGCATCGCGGCATCGAGCGCACTTATACCCGTGATTTGCTCGTGGAAGTTTTTCTCGACGGACGCGGTAACGGCCTGAATCACTAATCCCCTTTCCTGTTTTCCTAATCAGCCTGGCATTTCGCGGGCGATATTTTCACAGCCATTTTCAGGAGTTCAGCCATGAACGCTTATTACATTCAGGATCGTCTTGAGGCTCAGAGCTGGGCGCGTCACTACCAGCAGATCGCCCGTGAAGAGAAAGAGGCAGAACTGGCAGACGACATGGAAAAAGGCCTGCCTCAGCACCTGTTTGAATCGCTATGCATCGATCATTTGCAACGCCACGGGGCCAGCAAAAAAGCCATTACCCGTGCGTTTGATGACGATGTTGAGTTTCAGGAACGCATGGCAGAACACATCCGGTACATGGTTGAAACTATTGCCCACCACCAGGTTGATATTGATTCAGAGGTATAAAACGGATGAGTACAGCACTCGCAACGCTGGCAGGGAAGCTGGCTGAACGTGTCGGCATGGATTCTGTCGACCCACAGGAACTGATCACCACTCTTCGCCAGACGGCATTTAAAGGTGATGCCAGCGATGCGCAGTTCATCGCATTGTTGATCGTCGCCAACCAGTACGGCCTTAATCCGTGGACGAAAGAAATTTACGCCTTCCCTGATAAGCAGAACGGCATCGTTCCGGTGGTGGGCGTTGATGGCTGGTCCCGCATCATCAATGAAAACCAGCAGTTTGATGGCATGGACTTTGAGCAGGACAATGAATCCTGTACATGCCGGATTTACCGCAAGGACCGTAATCATCCGATCTGCGTTACCGAGTGGATGGATGAATGCCGCCGCGAACCATTCAAAACCCGCGAAGGCAGAGAAATCACCGGACCGTGGCAGTCGCATCCCAAACGGATGTTACGGCATAAAGCCATGATTCAGTGTGCCCGTCTGGCCTTCGGATTTGCTGGTATCTATGACAAGGATGAAGCCGAGCGCATTGTCGAAAATACTGCATACACTGCAGAACGTCAGCCGGAACGCGACATCACTCCGGTTAACGATGAAACCATGCAGGAGATTAACACTCTGCTGATCGCCCTGGATAAAACATGGGATGACGACTTATTGCCGCTCTGTTCCCAGATATTTCGCCGCGACATTCGCGCATCGTCAGAACTGACACAGGCCGAAGCAGTGAAAGCTCTTGGATTCCTGAAACAGAAAGCCACTGAGCAGAAGGTGGCAGCATGACACCGGACATTATCCTGCAGCGTACCGGGATCGACGTGAGAGCTGTCGAACAGGGGGATGATGCATGGCACAAATTACGGCTCGGCGTCATCACCGCTTCAGAAGTTCACAACGTGATAGCAAAGCCCCGCTCAGGAAAGAAGTGGCCTGACATGAAAATGTCCTACTTCCACACCCTGCTGGCTGAGGTTTGCACCGGTGTGGCTCCGGAAGTTAATGCTAAGGCGCTGGCCTGGGGAAAACAGTACGAGAACGACGCCAGAACCCTGTTTGAATTCACTTCCGGCGTGAATGTTACTGAATCCCCGATCATCTATCGCGACGAAAGTATGCGCACCGCCTGCTCTCCAGATGGTTTATGCAGTGACGGCAACGGCCTTGAACTGAAATGCCCGTTTACCTCCCGGGATTTCATGAAATTCCGGCTCGGGGGTTTTGAGGCAATAAAATCGGCTTACATGGCCCAGGTGCAGTACAGCATGTGGGTGACGCGAAAAGATGCCTGGTACTTTGCCAACTATGACCCGCGCATGAAGCGTGAAGGCCTGCATTATGTCGTGATTGAGCGGGATGAAAAGTACATAGCGAGTTTTGACGAGATGGTGCCGGAGTTCATCGAAAAAATGGACGAGGCACTGGCTGAAATTGGTTTTGTATTTGGGGAGCAATGGCGATGACGCATCCTCACGATAATATCCGGGTAGGCGCGATCACTTTCGTCTACTCCATTACAAAGCGAGGCTGGGTATTTCCCGGCCTTTCTGTTATCAGAAATCCACTGAAAGCACAGCGGCTGGCTGAGAAGATAAATAATAAACGGGGGGCTGTATGCATAAAGCATCTCCCGTTGAGTTAAGAACGAGTATCGAGATGGCACATAGCCTCGCTCAAATTGGAGTCAGGTTTGTGCCAATACCAGTAGAAACAGACGAAGAATTTCATACGTTAGCCGCATCCCTTTCACAAAAGCTGGAAATGATGGTGGCGAAAGCAGAAGCAGATGAGAGAGACCAGGTATGACAACCACTGAATGCATTTTTCTGGCAGCGGGCTTCATATTCTGTGTGCTTATGCTTGCCGACATGGGACTTGTTCAATGACACCTCAGCAGGAAAACGCCCTTCGCAGCATTGCCCGTCAGGCTAATTCTGAAATCAAAAAAGCCAGACAGCAGTTTCCGGATAAAAACGTCGATGACATTTGCCGTAGCGTACTGAAGAAGCACCGCGAAACGGTAACGCTGATGGGATTCACACCGACTCATTTAAGCCTGGCGATCGGCATGTTAAACGGCTTCTTTAAGGAGCGATGAACATGAAAAGCAAAATCATCAGGGAGCTACAGGCTCCTTTTTTATTATTCGCATTCACCCTCAAGCGTATTAACCAACAATTCAGGGATTAATGGAAGATGGCAGACATCATTGATTCAGCATCAGAAATCGAAGAATTACAGCGCAATACAGCAATAAAAATGCGTCGTCTGAACCACCAGGCTATATCTGCCACTCATTGTTGTAAGTGTGGCGATCCCATAGATGAACGAAGACGCCTGGCCGTTCAGGGTTGTCGGACTTGTGCAAGTTGCCAGGAGGAGATCGAACTTAAGAACAAACAATGGGGATTGTGATGGCCTCAAAGCAGCAAATTTCAACATCGTCCAACTGAGGTGTAAAAATGTTCAGAATCATTTTTCCTAACACCTGGTACGTCGACCACCACGGCACTCCCTGCAAAATCCTGCGTTCTACCCACAACAAAGTTCACTACATCCGAAAAGGCAGAACATGTATCGCCAGCATGTTCCGCTTTAATCATGACTTTGAACCTGTGAATAAAGCTGATGCAGATCGGATAGCAGAAGAGATCGAAACGGCAGAACACATTAAGAAGTTACGTGCCATACGCAGGAAATAGAAAAATTGATAAATTCAATACTGCATTTCTCAGCATTAAATTTATCTCTATGACCAGTCAAGAGATGTACCTGCCATGAGCTTAATATCATGTCAGATATATCGGTCACAAACTCCCTCAGCAGCTAAGAGGAGGACAAATGTCTCGACTAATCACTTTACAGGACTGGGCTAAAGAAGAATTTGGGGACTTAGCACCAAGTGAGCGAGTTCTGAAAAAATACGCGCAAGGGAAAATGATGGCCCCACCCGCTATAAAAGTTGGTCGCTACTGGATGATTGACCGAAATTCCCGTTTTGTAGGAACGCTGGCAGAACCGCAACTCCCAATAAACGCAAACCCAAAACTCCAACGGATAATCGCTGATGGCTGCTAGACCCCGATCTCACAAAATCTCTATACCCAATTTATATTGCAAATTAGATAAGCGAACCGGAAAGGTATATTGGCAATACAAACATCCACTATCCGGTCGTTTTCATAGCTTAGGAACTGATGAGAATGAAGCAAAACAAGTTGCTACTGAAGCAAATACCATTATTGCTGAACAACGTACCAGACAAATATTAAGCGTCAATGAGCGTCTGGAAAGAATGAAAGGCAGGCGCTCAGACATTACGGTGACAGAATGGCTTGATAAATATATTTCTATCCAGGAGGACAGGCTGCAACATAATGAACTAAGACCCAACTCCTATCGGCAAAAAGGCAAACCCATTCGTCTTTTCCGTGAGCATTGTGGAATGCAACACCTCAAGGATATTACCGCACTTGATATTGCCGAAATAATTGATGCTGTAAAGGCTGAAGGTCATAACAGGATGGCGCAAGTCGTGAGAATGGTGTTGATCGACGTCTTCAAAGAAGCACAACACGCAGGACATGTTCCGCCAGGATTTAACCCAGCGCAGGCAACAAAACAACCGCGAAATCGAGTAAACCGCCAAAGATTGTCACTGCCAGAATGGCAGGCAATATTTGAAAGCGTAAGCAGACGGCAGCCCTATTTAAAATGCGGCATGCTACTTGCTCTTGTTACTGGACAACGTTTAGGCGATATGAACCGCCCCGGGAATCCTGGAGACTAAACTTCCTGAGAAAGAGGTAAACAGGATGACTAAAAATACTCGTTTTTCCCCCGAAGTCCGTCAACGGGCAGTCCGTATGGTTCTGGAAAGTCAGAGCGAATATGACTCACAATGGGCGACAATTTGTTCCATTGCTCCAAAGATTGGCTGTACGCCGGAGACTCTGCGTGTCTGGGTTCGCCAGCATGAGCGGGATACCGGGGGCGGTGATGGAGGGCTCACCACCGCTGAACGTCAGCGTCTGAAAGAGCTGGAACGTGAAA